TTGAAGTTCCAATAGCAGAAACCTTAATGTATTTAGCATTAATTTCTAATGGAGTTGTTGAATAATTACCATCAGCAGACAAACAATAACTTAACATCTTAATTGTGTCAACACCATTAGAAATAGAATCAGAACACAATTGATAATAATTAACGCCATCATTTGATACTTCAATTTTTACACTAGCATCACTTAATGATCCTTTAGTAAAAGCAATGTTTAATGAAACAGTATTAAAATTTTGAGCATTTTCAATAACCGTTCCAGCAACATAACTATTTGTTAAGATCGATGCGGGTCTAACCCGATACGACCTAAATCGTAATAATTCAGACATAATATTTTATTAATTATTTTAACATATTAACTATTTGACCGCAAAACAAAATCTCATATCTAGTAGCAACAAGTTCTTTAAGTTCGGCAATTTCTTCATCGGTTAAATCAACAATGCCATCTTTCTCAATTTTCAAGAATAAATTATATCGTGCCATTTTTTCGTCTAATGGTAAATTATAAGTTTGCTGTAAAACAGCATCTCTTAATGCATTGCCAAGAGTCAATATCACGGTTTTATATGTTTTCTCCTCAATAACCTCACCATTATCTAGCTCTTTTACCGACGGCACAGCCATTTTGGCAGTTACCTTTTCTCCATCACGATTTAAGATTTCTTTGCGCAAATCAATTTTCATAATTTTTTTTAATTAATTATCAATATAAGTATGCCATCCCAAATGAGATAGCATACCTAATTAACAACTACGCTAATCCATGTGTATGAACACGATAAGCAACCTTAACACGAACAACACCAGCAGCATCTCCAGGTTGAGTAAATGCAGTAGCGGCAACAAGGTTTAATCCCTTATTAGCAGTTAACACAATTCCCGCAGTAGCTAATGGAACAAACTGAACAATTTTATCAGTTGATGCTCCAATAGAATCTGCTTTAGCAACAGCACCAGTTAATGCATTACCACCATTAATATTAATGGTTAAGTTTCCACCGTCAGTATAAGCAGCAGTAGCATAATCATAAATTAATACCGCAGAGATTAACTCAACAACTTTAGTTGCTCCAGGATCGGCAACCAAGACAACACCACCGGAATGTCCCAATTGACCAACCTCAGTGCCAGTAATGTTGTCAGACGAAATAGTAACTTCAGCATATTGTATAGTTGTTTCATCTAATTTAGCTGAAGTAACGGCATGATTGGCCAATTTAGCAGTAGTAACTGAACTATCGGCAATTTTAGCTGAAGTAACTGAACTATCGGCAATTTTAGCTGAAGTAACTGAACTATCGGCAATTTTAGCTGAAGTAACGGCATGATTGGCCAATTTAGCAGTAGTAACTGAACTATCAATTACTAAACTACCATTTAATGAACCATTTTGATTAATTACAGGTGTCTCAGAACCATTGTTTAGAACAGAGAAACCTTTACTAGTAGCAACAAATTTATAGCTATGCATATATTTTGATTATTTTTTAACTCGATTTACTTCGAGTCCAAAGGGCTTACCCCTAAGGTGTTTAGGCGGCTCCAGTGGAACCATACCAATCGAAAGGCATATTTACGCAACCAAACTTTGCAAAACCAGTAACGTTCGTGCGAATTGCCTCATTCTCTAATACGATTGGCTCTCTCATTGTAGGATATTCTCCAATACCAACCTTAAGTGAATTATCATAAGAAGCATCACGTAAGAACCAGCAAGTCTTATTGGCATCAGTAATAAATGGAGTTTCTACAACGGTTAATGTTCCTTGATAAAGATTGATATCACCAACGGCAACAGGACTAATTGATTCCGCAAATAATTTGCGAGCAGTTCTAGCAGCCGCAGAACCTTTCTTAACAATAATATGGGTCCAATTTAATGGGCTTTCAATACCAGCAGCATCCTTAAATGAACCAGCATATTCCCAAGCCTCATCTATAGCAGCCTCAGATAAGACAGCATCAGTGCTATTATTAAATTTAGCAGCATTAGTAGTCTTCCATTCGTGCTCACCAAAGATAGCATTGCCATCTGGAGCTTTATAGGTTGTTCCAGTAAAACTATCGTTCAATAATAAGAAAGATTTAGTCAAGAAATATTTGATATTAGCACGAATTAAGCCAGCAGCTTGCTTAGCAACATAACTATCAACTTTCATTGTGCTATCAATCTTATTTCTTCGATAGGTAGGTTCGTCTAAAACTATAGCACCACCAAAACGAATCTCAGAAACTTGCACACTATAACCTTCTTCAAGGTTCAAAATTGGCGGTTCTTCTGTATTGGTCAATTCTTTAACACCCCCCATGCTCTCGGTAGAGGTGTAGATTTCAAAGACTTCATCTGTTTGATAGAAATCAAAGATTTGATTATCTTGATAAATATTTAAGCTTTCCTTAGCACTATTATCAAAATCCTCTTTAATCCCTTTAACAGCCTGAAGAGCATAGTCTGCAGAAATAGTTGACATAACAATAATTAGATTTATTTCTTAGGCAACCAAGTTAGATTATCACGCAATAAAGCACCTAAGCGTTCTTTGTGTAATTCTTCCTCGGTTTTTTGCGGCACATTTGGGTGAAGAACGTTGTCGCTAACACCAGTTCCACCATTGTTTATGAGTTTATTGTCGGATAAAAGTTTAGCTTTAATTTTATCCTCTAAAAATTTCTCATACTCTTGGGGAAAAGAAGTTTGGGCAGCATTTTTCAATTTGGAAAGTAGTTGGTCTTTAGTCTCTGTGCCAGTAGTGCTAAAGTTATCTTTTAGCTTATCAAAGTGAGCGTCATCATTAACCCATGGGTTATCTTTGACAAACTCGTGATAAGCCTCTTCAAGCTTTGAGTTAAATGAACTAACCTTTAATGAGGCAACTTCATTTTTTAATTCTTCTATTGCCCCTGAGACATCGACATTATTTTCGTCGTTGGTCTTAAGCTTGGCTAGTCGCTTAAGCTCAATGCTTCTTTCGAAATCCTGAGCTTTTTTACTCAGTTTTTCAAATTCTTCCTTAGATAAAACTACTTCATCAGATTGATCATTGTTCTGATCGGCTGTTTCCTCAGCCTCTTGTTTTGGATCTTTGTTTTCTTCTAGCATACTTGTTGGACGGCTTACTAGAAACCGTCAAAATATTAAATTAATTAGATTGCTTCCACATTTTTAGTGCTTTGTCCTTATCTTTAACATTATCTCTAATATACATTGCTACCTTATTTCTATCTTTAATTGTTTTTAACATTATAACACCACCCTTTAATATGTTTCTTTCTTCATCGCTCTTAGCATCAAAATACTTTATCATCATATCTGTCATAAGAGACTTAATAACACTAATTGTTTCTGGTTGACTTGACAAGCAATATTTACTAATAGCCTCTTCATCGGTAAGATGAACAATTTCCATGTCCCTATCAATGTAAAACCTAAGAGCTATACGTGCTAATAATTTTTTTATCATATTATAGTGGTTCTAACTCAGCATTTTCAATGTTTGTTCCAGCTGGTATTCCTTCCATACCAGTAGTTCCTGGTGCTCCTTTCATTACATTTATTGCCTTAGCAACTTGTTCCTCTAATCCACCATTTTCTGTTTGTTCAGCATTAACTATTTCTGGATTTTTATCAAAGGCATCAGCTAAATCAACGGCAAGCATATGCTGATTATAACGCTGGTCACCATTAGTCATTTGGTAAAAAGCAATGCTATTATTCTTTCTTTGTATATTACTATCTTTAACTGATGAATTAGGAACAATCTTAATTTCTAGCTCAACATCTTTATTCATTAAATAATCAGTAATTATTACTATTGGTTCAACAGTAGCAGTGGCTGGATTATATTCCTGACCGCCCATTTCCATAGAACCAATATTAGCTAATTCTTCCTTAACTTGCTGTTGTGTTTTACCGCCAAGACTTGGAACTATCTGTATCATCTTTTTACCTACCTTGCCATTAGTCAGTTTTCTATTTTCCATTGTCAAGAACTTAAATCTTACTGACCCGTCCATTGCCTCTGACGGTTGAGCATAGTATTGTAAAATATTATACAGCCTTAATAAATACTTATCTTTCATTGCCGTTTCCATCAATTGTAAGAATAAACTGGCAATGTTTAATGCATTTTCTTGTAATATTTGCACTTCATACTTAGTCTTGCGTCCACCAGTAGGAATACCAGACTGATCAGCAGGCATTGATATTTCGTCCATTGCTCTCTTTAATAAACTATAAACCTGAAAAGAGGTTTGGTCAATACCAGATAAACCGCCACGCTCAACCCTAGCATCAGTGTCCATGTGATAAACCCTGTTTGGCTCTAAATATCCTTCAGTGATATCGTCCATATCACCACTAATAAATATCGGGGAATTAACGGCTAATAGCAATTGGTCAAAAATGCTATTAAGAGTAGCATTAGTCATATCTTGCATAGCCATCATCTTGTCTGGCAATGACTTACCATAAAGAAACTGATGATGAATTGGTTCAAATATAGCCATCCAGAACGGTTTACGTTTATGATTAAACTCTATAACATCATCATAAACACTAACACCATTAATCCAGATTTTATGTTCATCTTTAGTTTCATCAAACCATTCAATAACCTGATATTTACCTTGTTCAATATCAGAATCAATGCCCCAATCTAAAAACCCATTATCAGTATAATATCCATTAGGTTTTACTTTGTCAAAGTTCTTATAATGACCAAAAGCATCGGTCACTTCTTCCTCGCTCATTTGCCTAACACGAAACACTCTTTTAATTTTAATCTTCCAATCACGGCTATTGCACCAAATTGTCTGGGGATATATCTGTTCTATCGGAACAATCTCCCCATAAACATCATCCCAATTATCATAAACTACTTCTTCAGTTTCTGTTTCTCCAGTGTCAGGATTAATTATTTTAACAAATTTAGCTTTCCTTCTATCTTTCATCCAGCCCTCATAACCAAATACCGTGCCTTCAGACATACCAGTAAACATCTCCCATATTAATTGCTCATCCTCACGGTTATGTTCATTGGCAGCATCAAGTAAATCTTTATAAATAGATGCTCGTGTTTTAGAATCAGCATTATTAAATATTGACTTATAACGCACCATTACATCAATAGCCATACGAGCACTAGCAATTTTAGATAAAACAGCTATCGCTTTATTACGAGTATCGGGTGAAAATATATTTGATTGCCAATTGTCCTTCCACTCTGGCTTTAAGTGATACTCATTCATTCTTTCCACGCTATCCCTAACATAATCAAGAATATTACGTGATACACCATTTTTGTTAAGAAATTTTACATTCTGATTACGATGTTGGCGGTATTGCTGAAACTTATTGTAATATTTTAGAAACTCATTGTCCTTGTCAATGTTTCCATTATAAGGAGCACGTGGTTTTTCTGCTGTATTTTTCATTTTGTTTAATACATTACTCCACTAAGAGTTGGACTATACACTTTCTTAGTAAATTTTTTATCATTATTTTTTTGACTATAATTAAAGCAAAAATAGGTAAAGGCATCACCGATGTGGCTATATTCGTCGTGTTTTGGTATTTGGCTACTGGTATTGCCCGTCTTGGGCTTTACAAATTGCCAAGAGCTTAAAGCCTCGATTAACAGGATACATTTGTCAGAAATCAATATTCTTTCCATCAAGTTCCTAGCAGCTCCTATACGTGTAGTAATATGAGCCCGCTGTGACTTAAATATATATCCGTATCGCCTTAACACAGCGGCATTACTACTACCACCACGACTGGATAAAGACCTGTTTTCCCCGCTATGAGGGTCGCCATACATAATGCCAGTCTTATATTCTTTACTTTGTAAAACTTCAATATAGTGATATATGTCCTTACCCTCGCTGGAACCGTCACTTTGATATTCATCAATAACATAAATCATACCAGTTTGCGGGTCAACCTGCCACCAAAGGAAAGCTGAAGTATCTAACCCAAAATCTGCGGACACATACAAAGGAAAATTAGGGTTATATTCGATATTATCAGATACATTATTTTCTAGGCTAAAGTTAGGGAATACTTTATCACCCATACTAGCATCATAATCAAGGTCTAATTCCTGATATACCTCAGCCATTGTTGCTGCTTTTTTACATTCATTATCATACCATGGCGAGCGCACAGTGCCAAGGTCAGTAACATATAACCCTTCAGCAAACACTGGATGCAATGACCAATGTAACCGTAAATAAGGTAGTCCTTTTTTCTTGGCATTATGAATAACGGTATAAAAATGACAATTAGTGCCTCGAGTATTGGCCGTAGATAACGGAATACGGCACTTAGAAGTGCTAGCACAAGACTGCCAAGCTGCCCTATCTGTCTGTTCCCATGACGCAAATTCATCAAACAATATTGCTTTACGACGGTCAGAACGACCAAAGTTAATATTATTAGATTCTCCAGCAATGGTAGCACCATTAATCGGGTGTATTAACAACATTTCCTTATCATACTGCCTTTCTGTCAAATGAGGAACCAGCCACTCAGGACATCGCTCGATAATGTATCTAGCCTTTTCTAACAAGGTTTTAGTATTACCGCGTTTATCAACATTTTCTGCCTTTTGTGATCCTATCAATAAATCCCAGCCCTTAAAGTTCCAACCCCATACAAATATAGCAATAACCAGCCACGACATACCAAGCTTACGTGATTTTTCTATAGGCAAATCATATCCCTTGATAATAGCATCGATTATAGCACGAGCAGCCTGTTCCTGATAGTCATACAAGAGAAACGGAATATTTTTCTTTGATGCTTCTTCGGCCTCGGGGTCTTGTATCCAAACAAAGTTATCGCACCAAAATATAAAGCCGCTGGCAGGATCTTCCTTTGTTCCATTGCATAAATCTTTGGCAACAATACGGTTAACCTCATCATCAGACATTACCGCTAAATTATATTTGAAACGAACATCTATTTTATTTTCTAATATCTCTAGCTGTTTCTCAACGCTAATTGGTTTAACGTTAGATAAGCTAGCTATCACCTTCAAGCTGTTGTTCATTGTTTCTTTGTAAGAATAACATTTTTTCTTCGGGCGTCTTGAATTGCTCCAGTATCTTAGCAACATCAACTACTTTATGCGTAGTCTCGCTTGAACTGGTGGGCATATTGTTGTTAAGACGATATGACCTGTCAAGCCTATCAAGCATAGCGGATACATTCTGGATAGTCTTGAGTTTGTCTTTGGTGGTCAACTCTTTATTACTGCGAGCCTCATCGATAGTCTCATCGACATAATTAAGCATCTTGTTTTTGGTATTAGCTATGCGGACATTCTCGCGGGCAGCATTAACGGCAAAGTATCGACGTTCAATGTCCATGCGCAATTGGTCAGATTTCTCTATTATTGTCTGAACTGTTCTTTTTGGAATACCCCACTTATCAGCAATGTCTTTAACTTCCATTCCTTCAAAGTAGTCTTTGATTATTTCTTTTCTAGTAACAAAATCAATATCCAGTATCAATGGCTTTTTGTCATCGTCATAGGTTTCCACCTTAACTACTGGATTATCAGTAATCTCCTTCAAGACCTCTATCTCCCTTCCGACAACCTTACCTGTGTTTTTATTAATTACTTTATTACTATATGGCATATGTTATATTACAAAGTTTATATTATGCCATGCATAATATAAATTGTAATATAACATTTTACCATATAATAATAAAGAAATCAAGTTATAAAAAAATGGCTAATGTTAGACCTTTTATGAAAAAGTATAGAAAAAATGATACATAATTTAGAGCAAAGAACTATATATAAAAATGTGGGCCCCATGGGGGTTCCTGACCCCTTGTTCTATGTTCCTTGCTCCTTGTTTCTTGTTATTAGTTTTTTGTTTTATATCATTAGCTTATTATAATTGATTAAGTATTAAGAAAGAAGCGGGGGCTTTTATTTTAATATAGTAAAGTCCACATTGTTCTAGACTTAAGTAGTTATGTCTAGAATACTCTAGACTTATATATATACATTTATATATAGCCAAGCACCAAGCACATTACTTGTTTCATACCACCAGCTTATTACAATTGACCAAGCACCAAGAAAGTAGAAACCAACAACAAGAAAAAGGCAAGGGGCAACCATCTTAGTTCTTTGTTTCTTGTTCTTTGCCCCTTGCCCCTTGTTTCTTGTTCTTTGTTCTTAATCAGTAACCCTGTTACGGTTACAATTGGTTACTTATTTTTTTTCATTCAGTAACCGCTAAAGCCC